ACAAGTTCGAGGGAGACACGATCCGAAGCCTCGGAGAGGTCGAGGGTAGCATAGCTACCATCGACCGAACCAACACGTGCTAAAGCACGGTTGGGCTCCTGGTCCATCCAAGACACAAGCGAAAACAACCGCGAGTGCCGAGGGCGGGCCATGACTTCAGTCATCACATGGAAAATACCCTGCTGGACGAATTGCATCCAGGCAGGTTCCATCGCGATGATTCGTGGACCCTTCATCGTCTTCGGAACAGTCGTCACCCTTACAGGTGGCTCCTGGTCCGGAGTCAGGACGGTGATCGAGTCAGCAGAATCGACAAGATCATGAAGGCTGAAGGTGAGGTCATCCCACCATGGGAAAACCTTCTGAAGCCTCTCCGTCCACGTCGCAATCGAATACCTGGAGTTGAAAGACTCACGGGTAGCGACTGCGCCGGAAGAGTGCCTGGGGATCCAGTCTCCTGACCAGAGACGGTCCTCTACCTCGGCGAAGTAGGAGGATAATATCCTCCTAGCTGCAACCGAGATATCACCCAAAACAACGGGTGATACACTCTTCAACGACTCATCAGTCTGACGGTAGCTGCGAAGAGCAGCAAACTTACGACCATCACTGGTCGGAAGTTCGATCTTACTCACAAGGAGCAAGATCTGCCGCACTGCTCGCAAGAGCAGTGGATCAGCATCAGGCTGAAGAGTGCCATCCTGGTTGAAGATACGGGAAAGGAAACCCGACAGAAATGCCGGGAGACCCCCACGACGCCGAAATCCGACGAAGTGGTTGGACCCGATCATCCCTAGAGATACGGCCTCTAAGAGGTCCTTCTCAAAGGATGGAAGGGATATCGTGAGAAACGATAGACCTTCATCTCCAACCCGAGACAGAGCATAAGCCCTGTCTCTAGAGGTGCGCACGCGGAACTGGTCCCCTGCCTCTGTCAGGCAGGTGACCCAGAGCTCGACTACGCTTTTCACCGACGGCTCCAATCAGGAGTTCGTTGGATCGTAGCGTGGTCAAGCAGTCCTCAGGACTCGCCCCCGACAACCTTAGTAAGGTTGGCGGACGTAGCCCACGCAACGAGAGCGTTGCCCAAGGCAACGACATCTCCGACGACGACCCCATTCTTGGGGAGGTCGAGAACCATGTGAGCTGAGTAGCTCACATTCTGGTTCTGCGTGGGAACGAGTGGGTCGGCCACGATCAGGCTCTTCTGGAGCTTAATCGTATGACGGGTACGCTTACCGCCGTTGTGCTTGGCGGTGAACGTCACCTGGCCGGTCGCATCAGAGAATGTCCCTTCATCAAGGGACAACCCGGTGCGCGCGAGTGAAGTAGCAGTGCCACCAATCGTGACACTCTGAGGATCTGCAAGAGCCACAGCTCTTCTCCTTTCTCTTCGTCTCCCGACGATGAGAGACCTGCCAGCACGGTGCTGGAAGGC